CATCGCTATATCGATGAAAGATGAGATTAAAAGCAACTTTCTTCTTGAAGAAAAATTAGCCGAATCAAATCATCAATTGCAACTTCATAGAAAGCAAAACCACACATTAGACAATTAATTTTTTTACAGGTGGAGACCTACAAATGAACATTTACAGAGTGCAATTATTAGCAGAACAAGTGCTTGGTTTATCACCAAGCCAAGCCGATGAAATTATTGATAATGGCGGAGACTACGACACGCCGCTTCAGCAACACCTAGGCATTGATTTTGAGACCTTTGGTAAAATTGCTAACACGTTAAACCCGCTATCACCCACGATCGAAAAAAAGCAGATTGAAAAGTTTATTTTTGCAATTGATCAGTTCAAAAGCGGGAAAGACATCACCCTACAACAAGAACAACTATACAAATGAGCAAGACTTTAAGCGACGTGAGAACCCACAGAACGCCAGATGGAAACATCTGGCACTGTGCGAGGGATGTTTACAAAGAACTCGGCATAACATGGTCAGGTGCAACCCTAGGCAACACAGCACCTTCATGTCGGGCCATGTTTCCGGTTGAAACAGTGAAAGGTAATAGAAATGCGGTTTTCTTGAACCAAGATGAGGTTGATTATTTAGTAAAAAGAAACAATCTAATATCTAAATACTAAAGAGCTCACTTAAATGGAAAATCTGATATTACGATAGAGCCAACGATTATGGCTCTATCTATGTTTTTCTAACAATGACCTTTCCAGTTTCACAAGATCAACAAAATTATCAAGTCCAATCCACAATATTCTCAGAATCAATTTAATTTGAATTAAGCCAAGAAGAATAAGTACCGAAAAGGATCCGCCCTTAAGGTAAGAAGCGTATTGATGCATAAAGTCTATTTTAGAAAATGCATGATAAGCAAACACTTGAACCAAACAGGCAAAAAGCACTACACAACTAGTTGTTATTACATCGCTAAGACTCCCCATTCGCATTATTACAGGGCCCATGTCTTGACGGTTCTTAGCTAACTCTCTCATTTGCTCTTCGGCATCAATTTTCATCAATGCAAGCCATGCTCCTATGACACCAAAAAGAATAGCTGACACCGTAATCATACTGGAAGCTATAGATACTTGGTCAGCACCCTTTACATTCATACCAGGAAAGAAAGCCCCTATTGTTATACCTACAAAAAGTAGCCATACAAAGCGATTCACCCATTTACACAATGTTTTGTCTGCAAGTACACGAGCAACATATACAGGCCAGTTTTTAATGAAACCACTCATAAAATCACTCCATCCAATAGACTAATTTTAGCACAACACCCCCACTTCTAACTACGAAGAAAGGTCCCAAACTTAGATAAGAGCACTCTATGAAACTCGTCTTGATCTGGAAATTCTCGATTCCCTTTTTGAGTTTTAAGGTTAATCGAATCTCCTTCTTTCTTATAGGTACCTGTTAACCAATATTCCCTATTATGTCCGCTAACCTGAAAGCCCACATTAAAAGCTTGCTCTCTAGAAAAATCCTCAAAGTTTTGCTCAATCTCTTCAATGTCTTTCTTTGATAAACCCGCTACAGGTACGACCATACTTATTTGTCTTTTGTTATCAAAAGCACCGTTATGATCGATGTAGTCAACAACCGATTCTTTCGCTCGCCAAAGCCCACTATTAGCCGTCTTTTTAATTAATTCTGGTTGACGAATTTTATAAGTAACTTTATAAATTTTATCTGCATTTTCTTTCACTGTTGAAAGTTCTGAATCACCCGCACTGCGGGACCACTCCACTCTTGCAACTAAATTACTATTCAAAACTTGATCAGGTTCTGTATTTTTCTTTTCTGAGAAACCGTCACCCTTACACCGATAAAGCGAATGTCCATTAATATATGACTCAAGATATTTTTGTAGTTTGGGTGCAGACACAGAAGGCTTACTAAATCCTTTAAACCATAACTGTACTGACGCGAAGCGGTTTATCTTAGGAAGAAAAAGAAAGTAAGCCATGTACCCAGGTATATCGTGCACATCAAGTTTTCTTTTAGAGTTCTGAGGAACAGCATCTTTTGCAGGCTTATTACCTGGCAATGTACTTACTCCACCCTTACCACTTGCTAAGGGAACCCAAAAGGCGGCCAAAAATGAATCATTCAATTTGGTGATGTTATAACAATAAATTTTTTTATCATCTGCTATTAAATCAGGACAAGTATTAGAAAGAGGCATTCCAGACGCTATGGCCCACTGCTCGATTTCATCCAATAATTCGTTGATACCCAAACACTTTGGCGCATCATTCCTAAAAACAACCTTTTTGCTACCTTGTGTTGTAGCCTCATATAGACCGCATTTTTCTAAGTTATGTAAAACTAATTCCACTTCAAAATCAGTTGCAGACAAGAGACATCCTCCATGATCGATTAAAAACACTAATTCGGGCCAGTATCTCTATATCTGCTTTATTTGTCACCATTTGAAAACATTTTTAAAACAAATATTGACGGCGAAACAAGGAGTAAGAAAGGAAACGCTAAAAAGAAAAGCCGTCTATATCTCAGGTTTTCTTGAGTTACATGCGGCTTAAGTAGTTAACAATGGTTAGAGTGAATTAAGTAGGTACAGTGGGAATATTTGCGGTATTTAAGTGCTCAGACAAATGTCGAAGAATATCTGAAATTAACCACAAGGTGTTTTCAACCATAGCCGTGTCTAAGCTGGTAAAGGCTTGCTCGTTACACAATAAGTGAAGTAAAGCGTATGCTTGGTTGATGTGCTGATATGCAATGCTAAAAGAGGTATCCATATTAAATCCTATTTAAATTTCTTTCCTAAGTGTGTCTGCCTGTTTTTTTACCCCCATTTGAACCACCGTTCAATTGATGCACTAAACAATTACCCAGTTTTACCAAATTACTATCCGTTTACGCTTTTAAACGGATAACCAATTATCCAGTACGATTCTTTACCAACCCCATCATGAAATTTTACAATAACTGAACCAGACTTAAGAAAATCTTAGCGAGTAATAGAATGATTTCAGGCCACTTGATAAAGGAGGCTAGGGAGGCAAAAAAGATTTCAAGGCGAGAACTAGGGGAAAAGATAAACAGATCAATTCATACAGTTAAAAAGTATGAACTCGGCGAGAACGTGCCGCCGGACCATATCGCATACAAGATAGAGAGCGCACTTGACCTGCCAATAGGCTCTCTGAAAGGGAACTTTGGACAAGAGTTCATCTTAATCATTAACAACCTTCACCAAGAGCTGCACAGCTTATCTGACGATTTAAAACCCGCTTCCATTCACTTCATCAAATCACTAACCAATTTCATCATCGAAATGAAACAAAACCATAAAAGAAAAAATAAGCATTTACGCACAGATCAAAGCGGATTGACTTAACTGCCAAATGGGTAGTTTTTTGGCTTAAATCGGGTAGTTTTAAGCCCAAACGGATAGTTTTTTCACTCCGCTAAAAACGGCTTTTTAATCTGTTTGAATTGTCTATTTGTCATCATTTGAAAACATTTTATTGACAATATTTTTATAAGATCATATCGTTTAAATGTGTTAGCAAAATCTAACATGAGGGTGTCGAAAGCCCTGCTTTATCAAGAGACGCACATACCGCCGCGTTGCGGTTTTTTTGTGCCATAATGCTCGCGTTATGGTTGTGCGTGGGGGAGCTTCGGCTCGCCAGATTCTCTTGACTGGTCTTTCGAACCCTGCGCACAACCACCATATATTCATGTCGAAAGTGAACAGGTGGTTTAATCTTTATCAAGAGAGAATTAAATCATGAATACAGCCTTCGCTCGTTCAGAGCACACCCGCACCCTATTTCCCCTACACCTGTCTTTGAGAGGTGTTCAAAATGCCTAATCACAACGAATCAAGCGCAGATACTTACGACGAAATACACAAACAGATGCACAGAATGTCCTTTGGCGTAGATGCCTTAGACGGCCTTGGTTTGATGGTCTCTCATGCGATAGATGAAGAGATAGGCGTCACAGGGCAACAAGTGAGTGCATTAATAAAATGTGTTGAATTCAGCTTGTTAACAAGCCAAAGAAAGATGGTTGCCGCGTTAAACGACAAAAGCTAAGTCGCAAACATATCGCGCTGTAAAGCCTGCCTTTCTTCTAAAGGCAGGCTTTTTATGAGGGCCTTAGCCATTTCTTGTGTGCTGGTTCTGGGTGGGTTTAAATCGTGGGAAAAACTCAGTTTATAAACAAAACTTGCGGCGCAGTCTCTTGTGTTAGTGCACTGGCAATACAAATCTTTCACTGTTTCAGACAGTGAATTAGAAGACGTAATCAATGCTTTACTACCGCAATACTGACAAACTACTCGCATAACAATATCCCCTAAGTTTTGGATATTTTAGCAAAAAATACGTGTTATTAAAGCCTCATAATTACATCTTATTTCACTAACCTAGAACTCGAAGCATCATTATCAAAAATGGCTTTCATTGCTGTGATGCTACCTTTTATTAGCCTTTTTAGTCTTCTATCCAGTCAGGTTTATCAAACTTAACTGCAGTGACTCCCAAATGTTTGTTTATTTCTAAAAATGGCATCTGAAGAGGGATAACTTCTAGTCGATAATAAACTTTCATAATCTTCTCAATATCACCAAAGCCGCCATTTGATTCTGACATAATGCCACTTAAGCCAGGTTGCATTCGATGCATAGATAAGATTTCGTCGCGAGTAATATTCTTTACTCGCTCAAACTCATCCTTTGTTCCAATATCGCCCACGGGGATAATTTGCACAGGTTCTTTCGCATTAGATTTACCAATATTGATATAAAGCGATCGAAAGTTACCAGGACCTTTTGACGACTGAACTTTTTCTTGTATTTTTTTAGCAACTTCTTCATCTAAATCGGCATCATTAGTCACTAAGATGTAACCCATATGCGCACCATTGATGTAATACTTTCGACGAAATAAGCCTGCCTCTTCGCTCAATAAAACAGACTGTATGCCGCCTAAATATTCAGGGATACCATAGATTGATTGTTTTAAATCTGGCTCTGTTATTTGAATCACTTCACCTGGCATAAACTCAGTTTTTGTGCCGTTATTATTAAGCTTAAAATAGGTGCCTGGTTTACGCCCTCGACGCATTGAAACCGAAGGTAACCAGCCTGTACGGACAACCCTACCAAAACCATTTTTAAACGTTTGAATATACATCATGCCTGTCACTACATAATCCAACGCTAAGCGCTGCAGGGTTTCGTATGTCATCAATGCTGAAGGTTTAAAGCACAACAGCACCATGTTCTTTTTAAAGTGCAAAATTGAGTTGTGGTGAGGGTTAGCCGTCATTATTTCAGAAAGCCCTGTGAGCGACACAGGAGGGCGATAATATTCGCCCAATGTGTCGAGATACACTCCTAAATATTCAGAAATATTATTATTCAAAACAGGCTCAGGCGCACCAAAATCAAACATGTGTGAAGCTGATTTTGTCGCTGTGTTTGTTTCTGCAATATCTGTCATTTTTTACAATCCTAATTTCTTGTTAATCACTGAATGCGACTGATGATTTTTTTCGAGGTGCGATCGGCTCATAATTAAAAGCATGCATAATTGCCCAAGCCACATCAGCATGCCCTGTTGTTGCTGATCGGTTCGCGCTATAGGTAATTTGGCCTGTTTTTGGGGAAACCGTTTCTGTAATCATCATGAAAGCTTGCGTGACATCTTTATCACCAGCGCTATATTGAAAGCGCCCGTTTTCGATTAAATCTAATGCTTTCATTACCAACTCTGTTTTAGTTTGAGCACTGTATGTAATAGGTGTTGCGCGGCTATAAAACTGCTCTACTAACTCAAAAACACCGCGACCAATTCCAGTCACATCAATACCGATATGCTTCACATTGTGCTTTTCTTTTTCTTCTTTTATGCGGTTCGCTTGCCACTGGAAGTTAACCCCCTTGTAAGCGTATTTTGTTAGCAGTCGCCAAGGTTCATCGTTTAGCGGAATAGACAACACAGCGAGACTGGCATTATCTGTTGTTCTTGATGGGTCATAACCTAGTGCCACAGGTCTATTGTTAAATGGCCTAGCAGCGTCTTTGTGATAATCCTTCCACGAGTCAGAATCAACCATACATTTAAGTAAAGTTTTTAGCGTAAACACACTGTTTGCATCATCGATCCATTTGCACATGTATTTATTGTCAAAGGCTGCAACACTGTTTTCGCCTTTAAGGTCCTCTATATCAAAGAGATCACAACCTTTTTCTTCAGCGTCTACGATGGTGACAATTTGTCGCCAAACTTTGTCTGGACCAACCCAACCATCTTTTAAGTTTTTATGGCTAACATCGAACTCAACTCGCTTAGATTCAGCCAACTTTGCGTTGTAGTCGTTACCATTCCACATGTTATAAGCTGGATGAGATGTGGCTGAAGGCACAGAAAATAATGTTCGCCGCCATTTCTTATGCGAAGACATGCCCGATGCCATATGCCACAATTTTTCAAAATCGGGCATCCAGAAGATTTCATCGCAATAAAGATGACCGTGGTATGAGTTAGCTGTACGACTGTTTGTGGATAAAAACCGCAGTTCTGCACCGTTTGAAAGGGTAATAACACCCTGACCTTTTAGTTCAATGCCAAAGTGCTCTGCAGCAAAGGCAATAATATAAGCCTTAAAGACTTCTGCCTGGTCTCGTGATGATGAAAGGAATAATTGATTATCACCCGTTCGAATGGCGTCATCTAATGCTTCAAATGCAAAGTACCAGGTCGCGCCAATTTGACGCGACTTGAGCAACATTCTTGTACGGCGGGTTTTTGGGTCTAGTTTGCGTTGGTACCATACTTCCTGATATGCGAAAAACAGTTTCTTTCTGACTTCATCAAGCATATCTGCCGTGATGTCTGATATATCATTTTTTACTTTCTTTTTACGGCTCTTTTTTTGTGGTGGTAGGGTTTTTATTTTGCCTTCACTTTCATCAAGGTCTTGTGGCTTATAGCAACCCGACGATAAAAGCCTAGCCTCTGCTTGCAGCTTTTCAGCAGTCGCCGTTTTAATGCGAAAGTCACCCATCACTGAAATAAGTTGAGATAGTTCAGTCAGCTCTGCAGGTGTTTTATCTTCCTTCTCTATCAAAATATTGATACGACGAGCCATAGCCTGCTCGACAGTATCAGGTGGGGCAAATTGGTCCCATTCACCCGCATCACGCCAGTTATAAAGTGTGCGTGACTCGACCCCAGTATCTTTTGATATTTCCAGAATCGTCCAGCCTTTTATATACAGGCGCTTCGCCGCTTCCTTTACTTCTGCCGAATACCCTTTAGCCATCTATTAAACCTAATATTTTCAATTCACCTTATTTTAGGTGCTAAATATTTTGATTTAACCAAAAGTAAATCCTCAAAATTATTGTTTGATTTATATAGGAATATCTCGGAATTATGCATATTGAAACACATCTAAATCACACCTAGAATTTTCAACATCAGAACAAAGACACCTTATTTTAAGTGTTTCCATTTATTTAAAGGTCAGCGAGATGCCAAAGAAAAAAACGACAGCATGGTTAAGGTTTGGACGCAGTGGTGACACGGTAGATGGTCGCATTATTAACGATCAAGACATTCAACAAGCCGCTGAAAGCTACGACCCTAATTTCTATACAGCCTTAATCTGGCCTGACCATAGCCGCTGGTACAACTTAGGAAAAGTTGTAGCAGCAAGAGCCGAAGAAAATGATGAAGGCGGCTGGGACCTTTTTGGAAAAATAGAAGCAAACGATATTTACAAAAGCATCAACGCAGCTGGCCAAAGACTTTTCACATCAATGGAGCTGTTTCCTAACTTTCGTAAATCTGGAAAGACCTATTTATCAGGCTTAGGTGCAACCGATAGCCCAGCCTCTGTCGCTACCAGTGAAGTGCATTTATCCCAAGTCGAAAGTAAAGACGTTTTAGTTGCTCAGTATTACGAAGCCGTCTCACAAGACTTTGACGACTCAGAGACTGCCACAGACGACAAGTCTTTAAAGAAGGCCCTTGCAAAGCTTTTATTCAGTAACCAAACAGATTCCGAAGAGGACGACATGAGCGCAGCATTACTAAAACTACAAGGCGAATTGAAAAGCCTTAAACAAGAGTTAAGCGACCTTAAAGCAAAAGGCACAGGCGGTGATGAGCAGCCAGAAAAGACACCTTTAGAGAAACAAGTTATTGAGCTTTCTCAGCAGGTAACAACGCTGACTGAAAAACTTGATAAAGGCATTGAAACGCCGCCTAAAGATGAACCGCCTAAAGATGAAAAGTACGCTGAACTTGAAAATACAGTTACAAAATTATCCGAAAAATTAAGTGCAGCATTACAGGAACAACCAGGCACAAATGGTGGAGAGCATGACGGGGATGGGAAAGACCTAAGCGAGTGCATTTAACCGCTTTTTTTTTCAAACCGTTTAATTAATTTATTTAAAAGGAACAAAACCATGCCATTGAGTCCAGAAGCTCGCACTAGGCTAGATCAACATTTTGCAGATACAGCGCAAGCCTTTAACGTAACACCTAGTAATCCATCCGCTGGCCAGCACTATTCAGCAACACCAACGGTTGCTCAAACACTTTATAAAAAAGTCGTCGAGCACGGTGATGAATTTCTTAAAAAGATTAATGTCATTCCCGTCAGTGAAATGAAGTCTGAAAAAGTTGGCATGAGCCGCTCTGGTCGTTCCGCTCGCAGAACGAACACAGGGATAGGCAATGAACGTAAGCCGTCTAATCTGCTCAGTCTGTCTTCAAAAAAATATGAGCTATTTCCTACTGAATTCGATATTTCGTTGAAGTATTCGCAAATTGATTCATGGGCCAAGTTTGAAAACTTTGCGAATACCTATATGGGAGTGGTACGCGAAGGCATGGGCGATGACATGTTGCTAGTTGGTTTTACGGGTACTCATGCGGCAGACCAGTCAGACCCTGAAACATACCCACTACTAGAAGATATGAATATCGGCTGGCTTCAAATTATGCGCGATTTCAATGGTGGTTCTCAGTACCTTAAGGGTACAGCAGAAGTGCCAATTTTACTGGGCAGTAACAACCATAAGAATCTTGATGTACTCATTCATCAAGCAAAGAAAATGCTTCCGAAGCATTACCAAAAACGTAAAGATTTGGTGGCATTAGTTGGCGCGGACATTTTATCGAATCAAGAAGAAACTTACTTTGAAGTGAGCGGCAATAAGCCTACAGAAAAAGCGGTGTTAGCCAACCGAATCACCAAAGCTTATGGCAATTTACCGACCATGAGCCCTACTTTCTTTCCTGACGGATGCATATTTATCACGCCGCTTGCGAATTTAGCTATCTATTTCCAAGACTCGTCGGTACGTCGCACCCAAAAAGACAAACCAGAACTGGGCGAAGTGCAAGATTTCAACTCGGTTAACCAGGGTTACGTGGTTGAAGACGAAGAGTTGGGAGTGTTTGTAGAAAATATCACGTTACCTAGCGAAGAGTAAGCCGCATACGGACGTGTCCTGGCTCTATCTAGTCACGATTTAGTGATAGAGCCTTTTTTAAACATCGGTGGAGACCAACAACATGGCAACACTAAAAGACATTAAAGAAAGGCAAATAGCAGCTGCACAAGAAGAGGGTAAGACAAACCCTTATCAGGCTTCAAAAACCACAATTGCCGTCAAAGTGGCAGCTGCTATTGAACACAAGACAATCGTTTTATCTACGCCTTCAGGAAAGCTAGCAGAGTTAAAAGCAAAGCAGCTTGAGAAAGACCCTGAAGCGTACAAACGTAAATTAATTGGTGTCGATATGGCTGATAGCCAAGATCAAACAGTAACACTGGACATCAACCTTTTTGAGCAATTACAGGCCGCTATGCAAACCGATGTGGCCCGTATTAAAGGGATTAATAAACTAGATGATAAGCAGGAAATGAAGCGCAAATTGCTCCCTAATTACCTGCCCTTTGTGAATAACTACATCGCTGAAGAACATGATTACCCTTGCGATATCGCTGTACAGGTCATGATTTGGTTATTCGATGTGTGTGATATCGAAAATGCGTTAAAAGTGGGCATCTATTTGGTCAATAAAACACCTAGCATTATGCCAACAAGATTCAATCGCGACCTACCCTCTTTCATTATTGACGAGACATATGAATGGTCAAATTCTCAACTAAAAGATGAGCAAACGGCTAGCCCTTATTTAGATGAACTCGTCAATGCAATAGAAGAAAACGGTTGGGTTAATGCATTCGAACTACACCCTCTCTTAATCAGTAAAAGCTATGTGATATTAGCTAAGCACAAAGAGCGCGAAGGTGATTTAAAAGCCTGTGTCTCATTGTGTGAGCGAGCTGAAGCAGCAAACCCAGAAGGCGCTGGCGTTAAAACAATGAAAGAACGCGCACAAAAGGCGCTTGCCAAGGCAAAAGAGTAAGCAGCCACTGAATAGGCTCCACCTGCCGGAGCTTGGCATGCACGAGATAAAGCCGTCTTAGATGCGCTTTGTTTAGTGTCTTGCTCTGGCACCTTTTTAAACTCGTTGATAGGTATTTGATATGTCTCTAACAGGTAAACCCACATTAACCACTGCAGCCCCTGTTTCCAATGATGGCTTTTGGTTGGACTTAACTTTGAGTGACCTGATGGATAAATACCGCATCCCTTCTGAGTATGCAGACGCCACGATTTCTTGGGCTATGTCGTTGTCAGTCATACGTATCAATGAGCAATTAGAACGAGTCAAAGAAGCTGTATTAGACATGCCATTTTTGACTTTTTCTGATTACCTAGATTCTAAAACCATTCTTTATGGTGAACCTGCTTTAAAGGTGAATTATGAGCATGCTGTTTACAGCTATGCCAAAGCCTTTTTATTACAACAGTTTTCAACGATGAACCGAAGAAAGCAGGCAGAGAACGAGGCAAAGGAATCAGGCGAAACAGAACAATACTGGCTTGATGAAAGTATGAAATCGGTTGCTTCTATGATGCGTGCATTTTTCCCTGAAGAATCGCACAGCACCAAAGCCAACTTTTATGTGGAATTAATTTAAATGATTAAGTTGCAACAAATAACCGCCTTTTTAATTGGCCTTAATTATGTTGCAGCAGAGAACATTGACGCATACATAGAGGAGCCTCAAATCGTACCGCGCTGTAAAGATATTGGTCAGGGACAAAAGATTATCTATACCCAAACTTACGATGCGTACATTGCAATCGAGCGCTTTCCTCATGCACAAGTTGCCGCCGAACTTTTGTTCGCTCAGGTGTGTGTTTGGTTAATCGTAAATGATGAAACTCGCTTTGATTCAGATTTACCTTCACCTGGTGTTGATGTCGATGTGCTAGACAGCGAAACAGCAGACATTGATATCAAAATACGCTTTGAAGAAGACATCACGGCTGTGCCGGACGAGAACGGTCCTATTGAAATTGATGGCACAAAGTACAGGTTAGAAGATGCGGTTATTTCATACGTGCAGCAAGGCGAGATGAAAAGCTAATGGAAAGCATGATCACAGTGGATGTGAAAGGGCTTATGCCACTTAAAAAGCAAATTGAGCTGCTTAAACTGCCTCGTTTAAAGCGTAAAAAGCTATTGAAATATGTGGCTTACAAGCTGATTAGAGACACTAGAAAGCGAGTAAGAAGAAGAGTTGACCTAGATGGAAAACCTTTTAGTAGTCGCCCTGATGGGTGGAAAGACAAGCACGAGATAGACCGCTTAGCAAAGTTTCTCGCTGTCACTAAAGTGGGAGATACATCTAGCGAAATAGGCTGGAAAAGAGCATCAAACGCAGACTTAGCAAAGCGTATTCAGTATGGCTCTAAAGAAAATGTAAATGATGAAAAAGTGACTGACACAGCAAAGTTTAATCTTGAATTTGCACCTGCCACAAAATGGCAAGCTCGAGCACTCGTCGCCAATGGATTTAGACAACCAAAGAAGAATGGCCGCAAAGGAAAGCTTGCCACTGTTCGCTGGATAAGAGGCACACCAGGTGAAGATGGTAAACGCAAAAATTGGAATGTTAGCGCCAAGATGGCCTCAATAATTTTGACCTCGATGCGCAAGTCAAACTTTAAGAAAGCGCGAAGAGAAGACGGTATTGACGATGACGCAAGAGTCACTATTTCAGCGCGTAGTTTCTTAGGTGCAACACAGCGTGAAATTAACCAATACCTCATTGAAATAATGAACAAATACAAATAGGAGTTCGCTAATGGCACTCGGTAAAGTTGCAGTCAATGCATTGAATTTAATGCAAGGACCTTTCCCAACGGTAGAGAATTACTTTCTCTATATTGGCGAAGGGGCCACTAATGTGGACTCGTTGTTATTCCTGAATACAGACAGCGATTTAGATGTTGAATTAGGCGCAGCGGATTCTGAAATTAAACGTCAAATTGTAGCGGCAAAAGCCAATGCAGGACAAAACTGGGCCTGTGTTGCCATCCCCGTTGCAGACGGTTCTTTATGGGACCCTGCTGTTGATTTGGCGATGAACAACAACATTAAGGTTGAAGCTGTTGTTGCTTGTACCCCTGTCACGACACAAGCTGAGCTAACCGCTATGCAGGCAAAAGCCATGGATTTAATGACAACCTATGGCAGACGTGCATTTTTTATTGCAGCAGCTCGCGCAATCGATTCAACACCTGGCACAGGTGATAGCTGGTCAACTTATATTACGGATATCAAAAACCTGACTGACTCGCTAAGTGCGTTTCGTGTATCGATTGTGCCTTATATCTACGACGATGCAGTGGGCATTTATGCAGGGCGTTTGTGTAACGCACAAACCAGTATTGCAGACACACCAATGCGAGTGCCTACAGGTTCAATTGTTGGCCAAGATCAAAGCACCCTACCCAAAGATAAAGACGGCATTATTTACTCAAATGCACACGCTAAAGCCTTAAATGATCAACGTTTTTCAGTACCTGCTTTTTACGCAGATTATGAAGGCGTTTACTGGTCCGATGGCCAAATGCTTGATGCGGTGGGTGGTGATTACACGGTTGTCGAAAATCTGCGCGTTATTGATAAAGCAGCACGAATGGTGCGCATCATTTTAATTCAGTTGATTGGCGATCGTCGTTTTAACTCAACGCCAAAGGGTGAAGCCTGGGCACTCTCAAAGCTTACTCGCCCTCTTCGAATCATGAGTAAAACAACTGAGTTCAACGGCATGACCTTTCCGGCTGAAATTCAAAAGCCAGAAGATGATGCTATTGCGATTAGCTGGATCACTCGTGAGAAAGTCGAAATTTTTATGAAGGCTCAGCCTTATAACATCCCTAAAGACTTAACCGCCAACATCATGTTGGATTTATCGGACCCAGTATAGGAGCGAACAATGAGAATAACGGGTAAAGATTTTGACGTAATGATTGGTGATTACCAAGTCCGTGTTGAGTCTTTGAACGCCAGCATTACAGACAATCGCAAAGTTGTTAAAGAAGATGGTATCCCCGTTGGTTATGCCAATGGCGATGTTGAGTGTTCTGGCGAAGTCGAACTAAGTTTGAAGAATTTTAAACTTATCAATGAGGCCGCAAAATCGGCAGGCAGTTGGCGTGAACTGGAACCTTTCGATATCGGTGTAAATGGCTCTGTAACAGGCGAAAGTCACAAGGTAGAGCTGTTCGATTGCTTATTAACCATTTCAGATGTGTTGAATGTCGATCCAAACGGAAGCGATCAAAACAAAATTAAATTGCCATTTAATGTAACGGGGCCTGATTTTGTCAAAATTGATGGCGTTTCTTACTTGAGCAAACATGACACACGGAATCTATAGGACTAGATAGCAATGAATATTTCGAGCAAGAAATTACTAGATAGTTTGAAGAAAAACGGCCACCCCGTGTTTAAAGGTGACTGGAATATCACGCTTGTTGGTGTGCGCTCTAAAGACACCAGCGCCAATGCATTTAACGATCGCTTTTATGTTTTGTTTACCCTTGACGGTAAACAACACATTTACGATTTTGCATGCACAACTGATCCTGGCGTTTATTACCGCGAACAACCGTTAAATGTTGATGGTTGCGCTTGGTTAGTGCCAGGACATTATCCAGCATGTTGGGAAGTGGGAAACCACCAAGGCAAGTACAAAGCACTTGTTCAGCGGGGTGAATTAACTGTTTACAGAGATAATGATTTAAACGCTGAGTTTAATGAAAAAGCAGAAACTGAGACAGGTTATTTTGGCATTAATTGCCATCACGCAAACCCAAACTCACTCAGCATTCAAGTCGATAAATGGTCTGCAGGTTGCCAAGTGCTAGCCGACCCTTTGGACTTTTCATTACTCATGGCACTTATCAATAAAAGCGCTCAAACCTATGGCACACGTTTTAGTTACACCTTGTTAACCGAGGATCAATTATGAGTATCACCTCTTTTTTGAATAATGCATTAAGTGCGGTGGGTGCTGTTGTCCCAGGTGTTGCCGCTGCTGCAAAAGTGGTTAACGCCTTTCTTTCTGATGATAAGAAATTGGACATTAAAACGGCTACAGGCAAGGAAATCCTTAACGCTTACGAAGGCATGGGGGACAACGAAAGAGCCGTTATTGAAAAAGAGTTCGAAATTGAATTAGCAGAAATTAATGCTTCGGTTGATAAGTTAAATGCCATGGTTTCTGCGGAAACGCCGACTGCCAATATGCGACCTAACATCGCTTATATGATGGCATGGGCAGTATTAATTGCCGTTATTTTCATGATGGTTATTTGGGGGAAAGCTGTATGGGTAAAAGATGCAGAATCCCTTAAACAATTGGCTGAAAGTTGGCCTCTCATGCTCGCTATTCTAGGAACACCCACAGCGCTATTAAGGTCTTACTTTGGCTTGCGTACTAAAGAAAAACATTCACGCTATGCAGCCGCCACAGGGCAACCTATCGAACAAGTAATAGGCGGTATCAGACAGATTTTTCGAAAATAAAAGGAATGCTTTATGGAACTGTCTCCAGCAACGATGACAATCATTATGTTTGTACTTTCGTCCGTCACTTCGGGGTTAGTGGGCTTTTTGATTTTCCTCTTTCAACGTACAAGCCGTAATGAACGCGAATTGTGGCTTTACAAGCTTGAGGCGGCTGAAAAATTTGCTCATAAAGAAGAAATAAACACGTTAGCAGCTCGACTTGAAACAAAAATTGAAGAGCTGTTTAAAAAAGTCTATCGGACAAATCAGGAGTAAGAAATGCCAGAAGTAATAGTAGAAATGGGCAGTCAATTTGACGAAAAAGATATTCGTTTTAACGTCGAAGTGAATGATTACAACGAGTACTTAAACAGCCAAATGCCGACCGACAAAATCGGTCCAGCATATAACTTTTTAATTACTACCGTTCACCCTGAAGACAAAGCAACATTTAAAGAATTGGTACTGGTAGACAAAAAACCAAACGGCATGTCTGTCATGCTGATTGTTGGTGAAATTACCAATGTCATTACTGGCGATTTCACGGTGAAGATAAAAAAGCCGAAAGCATCGCAAAGCAAATAAAAAGCAATGGCCTTCACCAGACATTATGTCTAGTGAAGCATTGGTTACCAGGTCATGAGTTTAATGAAGTATCCATGGCCGAAGCACTCTATTTAGATGAGCGCTACTGGGAACAGATGAGCAATGCTATCGCAAATGGAATATCAAAGGTTTTATAAATGTCTCAACAACGCTTAGATTTTATCGTTAGCCTGCTAGACCAGGTGTCTGGACCTGCAGGTAAAATGATGAAAACAATGGATACCGTCACAAGCGGCATCCAGCAAGGCTATCAAAAGATAGGCTATGGCGTTGCTGGGCTTTTCTCTGTGGGTTATGCGTTTGAAAAAATGCTTGATCCAGCTAAAGAAATGCGCACAGCTGTAGGCACTATTGCAAGCCTAGGTGTTGAAAACAAAGCATTAATTGACCTTAGAAAAACAGCGACAGCAACGGCTGTTCAATATGGCCTTGATGCCATAAAGATTGTTGATTCCTCTTATAAATTACAAAGTGCAATTAATGGTATTAAAGGCAACGAGTTAAGCATGCTGGCTAACAAATCTGCGTTGTTAGCAACAGCAACAAAAGGCGGTTTAGAGTCAACAAACGCCTATGTTGGACAAATGTTTAACATCCACTCTCTAGAAGCGGATGCAATAGGTAAAACCGCTTTCATGAATAAGTTAATTAGCAAAACAGCGAAAGCAGTGCAGCTATTTAACACGGATGGCACCCAGATGGGTGAAGCCATGAAAAATATCGGCAAACAAGCCACAGCAATGCAAGTTCCACTTGAAGAGCAACTGGCCGTAATGGGCTTTTTACAAAACACCATGGTACAAGGCGGTCGCTCTGGTAATGCCTATTCAGCGTTTTTAGCAAACATTAGTAAGGCTGAAGGTGTACTGGGTATGAAGTTTACTGACACACAAAATAAAGCCCTTCCTATGGTCGATATCATCACCAAATTGCAAGGTAAATTTGGCGATTTGAGCAAAGCGGGTGATCAGGAGATGTTGCAAAAAGCATTTGGCAAAAATGGGCAACAAGTACTCGCAGCCATGGCTGGCAGTTTAGATACATTCAAAGGCAATTTAGACAGCATCAAGAATGTAAAAGGCTTGGACGACATCACTAAAATGGCAAACGCTATTGTGGACCCTTGGGACCGCTCTGCAGCTGCTGTTAAACGATTCCAAATTGCGTTTGGTGAAAACCTTTTAAAAGTGTTTTCTCCTGTTTATGACCAGGTAACTTTAACAATGAACAAGCTTTCGCAGTGGATGGATATGTTCCCCCATTTGACAGGCTGGGTTGTGAAAGGCGTGGTGGGGATTGGTGTATTAATCGCCAGCATTTCTGCTTTATCCGTTGTTGTCGGTCTAAGTAAATTTATGATTGTTGGCTGGTCTGCAAGTATGGCGATCGCTAAGTTTGCACTCATGCCATTTGGTCCATTACTCACAGCCGTAAAAGCAGGCTGGGCAGCAATGAACCTCTCTATTGCATTAGGCAATGGCATTATGGCCACAGCCAAATTTGGTTTACTTGGCATGCTTGGCAGTATGAAAGCCATGTTACTTCAATCTAAGTTAGCAGCAGCGACTATTTGGTTATTTAACGGCGGTTTAACAGGTATGGCAGCTGCGCTTTGGGCTAACCCTATCACATGGATAGTTGTTGGCATTGTCGCTCTCACAGCCGCAGTGATTGCCGCTGTTGTTTATTGGGATGAGTGGACAAGCAAGTTAGTCAAATGGGGCTCTATCTTCTTAGACTTTATCGGTGTATTTGATTTTGTTGATGGTGTTTTAGCGCTTTGGAACAAAATTCCAGAATGGTGGCAAGTCTTAACTGGCTGGTTTGCTTCTCTTGATATGGCCTCGGCTTTTCAAATATTAATTAATCCCTTTGGCTTTATTTACGATGTACTAGAAAAGTGGGACCTATTACCACAATGGTGGGAATCGCTCACTAGCTTATTTTCGTCTATCGATTTGGGCGCTGCTTTTCAGGCATTTATTAATCCTATTGGCTTTATCAGTGATGTGCTTTCTAAGTGGGATCTATTGCCGCAATGGTGGGCTTCATTCAAAAACTGGATCAGTACTTTTAACGTGTTTGACTTTGTAGGTGACTCTATCGATTGGCTCATCGACAAAATAAACATGATACCTGGTATTGATATCGACACGAGCACAGCAGCACCTAAACCCGTTTCAGCACCTGAAAGCATTTCGAACAATGCTGCACCTCGTATGGTCAATGGTGGGCTTGTTAATCAGATCAGCAATGCCACATCGAACAACAATAGAACAATCGGTGATGTGTATGTAAACAATTATGGTCAAGGTATGAACGGCCAGACACTCGCTCAAGAACTAGCATTTGCAGCGGGGTAAAGATGGCTGATTACGTAGATTTATTAATCACAGATGACGATCTTACTTATGACGCGAATGGTGAGCCTAAACTCATTTATGACGCTGATTGTATTGCGCAAGACATCAAACACTTAATCCGTGAAAGCGGCCTGATGGTAGAAATAATCGGTCAAAGAAACAGTATCGATGTGAAATATAACCTGCAGAAACTCACGCTTTTAATTGAAGACGATACACGCCTTGTGCCTGGTACTGTTGAAATTACACAAGCCGAGACAGAGTTATTTTTCATCACTGCAACAACGTATAAATATGGTCAAATAAGCGTGGGAGTAAATAGCAAATGAGTGACTTTAACAAAGTACTAACAGATGCTGGCATACCGACCACTGAAGAAAGTATCACAGCTGAGTTTAAGCAAACAGTTATTGATACTGGCTCAAGCATTACCAATGAATCAGCATACAGCCCAAATTGGCGCTTTATATCTGCTGTGGCCACCAAGCCAGTCAAATGGTTAACAGATTTACTCATACAAAATGTTATGCCTCAGTTTTTCTTAAAAACAGTCGGTGAAGGTTTTATTGACCTTTGGGGTGATAGCTACGGCGTAGAGCGTAAACAGGCCCAAACCTTGGTTGGTCATGTTTTATTTGAGCGAATCGATAACGCTGCAGAATTGGTTATTCCAGCGGGGACGCTGATCAGCACAGACCCCATAAACAATATTATTTATGACTTAGTCACTATTGCAGATGCCATTTTTAAAGTGGATGAAACGAGTTTAAGTGTTGCTGTAAATGCAGTGACAGAGGGCGGGGCTTATAACTTGGAAGCGGGTTATTACAGCAACTGTGCCATTGAAGGTGTCACAGTATCAAACCCAGAAAACTGGATTGATGTTGTTGGTGCGGATTTAGAAGGCATTGAAGATTATCGCTTACGTATTCGTAATGCTTTTAACACCTTAAGTCACGGACGGTGTTTACCGCTTTTTAATTGCTAACTTTGCTGGCGTTTCAACTGACATGATTTGGTTTGAACATGATGCGCCAAGGGGAGCAGGCACTGCAAATGCCTTTGTATTATTTGAACTGGATGCACCCTCAGAAAGTTATATCTCAACTATCAATAGAATGATTTCAAGCGAAGGTTATCACGGGCACGGTGACGATTTACAAGTGTTTGCAATGGATGAAACACAACATTCATTAACGGCAACCGTCTATTTTCCCACTGCGTTAATGCAGAACGAAAGAACAACAATTTTAAGTGGTGTTA